CAATGAAAGAACTTTATGAGAACAGCCCTGATGGCTGGCCGGGGGATGCCGTAGAAATCAGCGAAGAACTTTATAATTCACTTCTGGAGGGGCAAAGCAGGGGAAAAGTGATTACCTCTGGCAGCGACGGTAAGCCACTACTTTCGGATCCGGTTATTGACCACATTGCGATTGCGGAAGCTGAAAAAAACCTTCTTGTGAGCGAAGCTGAAGAAATGATTTTACCTCTACAGAGAGCCGTCAAGTACGACATAGCGTCCGATGAAGAAAAGCAGCGGCTTAAAGCATGGGAAATTTATAGTGTAAAACTCAGCCGTATTGATACTTCTGCGGCGCCAGAAATTGAATGGCCTGAAAAACCGACATAAATGGTCATTCCGGCATGCACTGCCAGTCTTGACCGTGCTGGACATATGTATCGATCACGGTCATTTTTAACGGTGCTGTAGCACTGTCAGTTATGGCGGTGTATTCCTGAAGATGAAGCGGGCAAATGCCCGCTTTAGTTTTATGTGGATGCCTTCAGAACAGGCCCGACAGCGTACCGCTCGCAGAGTTATATGCAGAGGTGGCTTTATCCTTCAGCCCAGAAAGCAGATCGCCAACGGATGAGGCTTGCAGGCGTTCGCGTAAATCTTCATCACAGCGCTGAAAACTGATCGAGAATTCTATTTTTTTCGCCTTTCCGTAGCGATCAAACTCTGTGTGCGTTGCCTGAAGCCCGGTCAGTACATACATGCCGTAAATCTGCCCCGCACCGCTGATTAAAGGCCAGGGACGTCCGGTGTATGCCTGCGTTGCCAGAACGGTAAGAGACACGTCACCGCCCGTAATTTCAGGGTAAAGCACCCCGTCAAGGTTGATCTGCGTCTCCCCAGCGCCGATGTACTGCCATTTTGCCGATCGGTTGATGCGGTCATTTTTCACATGCCGCCAGTTAAGCGAATGGCGCAACTGCTGATAAGGCAGTGTCTTCAGTTCAAAAACGAACATCCCATATATCATCATCATAATGTTGCTTCCCCTTAATCTCTGTCTTTGAAACTGCCGCGGTTAAGCCGTTCACGGCGGGCCAGTTCGGCACTAACTTGATCGGCGATAATCCTGCCCATTTCGCGCGCGTCCTGCCGCTCAACGCCGTGCAGATGTACGTGGATTTCGCCCGTAAAACCGCCACTGGCAACCGGGATATTGCTGGCTCTGCGGCTGACTGGCAGAAGTTCAGCCTGTTTAACGGGAAGTGATGCTGCTACCACTGCGGGGCGTGCGCTTAACCCGTTGTTCCTGACCGTGCTGGCCAGCTGTGACTCCTTCCATTCCCCACGAACGGCCAGCGCACGCGGCAGGTTTTTAAACACGATATCGCCGGGGCCGATCTTCTTCGTGTTGTCGGCTGTCGTTTTGGTGTTGCTGTCGATACTCTGCAACCTGCGCATAGTGCCGTTATCGCCGGTCAGCGGGGATGTGGGCTGCGGTGCTCCCGGTGGTGGGGTGTTCCCGGTATTGTTTTTACCTGTTGAGGCTGGCGACCAGTTCCAGCCCTTTTGCACCATTTTTTTCTGTTGCGGATCCCACTCCCACATAACTGGGTCTTTTTTAAGGCTTTCAGCTTTCAGGCGTGCAGCTTCCAGACCAGAAGGGATAAGTTCGAGTTTTTCCAGAACCCAGCCAATGCCTTCCATGAGGGTTGTCAGCGGTAACAGCAGCAACTGAAGTGCCCCCCCCCAGGACTTTACCGAAGGTTTCCCCTGCTGATGCGCATTTATCAAGGGATTCGCGGCTACTTTCTACAGGTGTTAAGAGTTTTGAAAACCAGTCCCAAACCTTGCTAACAGCAGCACCAATCGCTGAGAAGACCAGCGTTAAAGTGAAAAAGGCGTCGCGGAAAGGAGCCAGTTGCTGCATAACCCCACTAAAAAAGCCGGTGAAAAAGGCTTTTATCTGTTCCCAGTACCGCCAGATCAGTAGCCCGGCAGCAATAAACGCGGCAACTAACAGGCCGATCGGACTAAAGACCAGTGACAGCGCTGTACCCAACGTAGATACCGAAGCAGTAATCATGCTCCAAATGGCTGGTAAACCTGTCAGGCGAAGGGCGAGCATTCCGAGGTTTTTAGTTAATGCACCCAGCGCGGCACCAGGTGCAAGAAATACCCCCATCAGTGCGCCACGCATAACAGGGATGATGGTTGAAACGCCGCGCATTTTCCCTGCGATCGAGCCGAGAACTGGCCCCCACCCGCGCACGCTTGCTATTGCCGGGCCGGAAGCCGTGCCGAGTGTTCTGAGAGCGGAAATCGTTCCGGTTATGCCTCTGCCCCCTGCAAGCAGGGTAAAACCTAGCTGGAGTTTAGCCAGAGGGCCCATCAGCAGGCCGATCGCCAGCGATGTGCCGCCAATCGCGGCGGTCAGTGCCAGAACGCTGCCGCCGACAATCAGCAGGGATTGTGCAAGCTTTGGATTCTCCTTCGCCCACTGCGTCATATTCCCCACAACATTACTCAGCCCCTGGGTCAGGGCGCGAAGCTGGTTATCAACGAGATCGTTAATCTGGATACGGAAGCCTTCCCATGCACTGTCCAGATTTTTGAGATCGCCATCAAGGTTATCCGCCATTATTTTGGCGGCTTTCTGTGCCTCTCCTTTGGCATTTTTCAGTGCTTCCAGTAACTTCTGGAGTTCTCCGCTCCCTGCCGACATAACCAGAGCCTGCAATGACTTTGACGCCTCTTCACCGGCAATATCTTTGAAGAAAGAGAGCTTATCGGTGTCGCCGTATTTGCTGATTTTTTTATAGAGTTCAGTAAGAACCTCTTCAGCAGGGCGCATTTTCCCCGTGGCGTCAGCAACGTCTACGCCCAGTTCTTTAAGCGCAGTTTTTGCCCTGCCGGTTGGCGCGGCAAGGCGTGAAAACGCGGCCTGTAAACCCGTACCGGCGATACTCCCGCGCAGACCCACGTTTGCCATTACGCCGATCATGGCTGTTGTCTGCTCTACGCTGACGCCAAGACTGGAAAGGCCCGTCCCGGCGTACTTCATCGCCTCACCGATATTTTGCAGATCGGTGTTGGTTCGGGTAAATGCGCCGGTTAATACATCACTGACGCGATCCATTTCTTTGGGATCCAGGCGGAACTGAGACAGGATGTTTGAGCTGATATCGGCGCTTTCGTCTAAATCCATGCCACCGGCCAGCGCCATATTGAGTACGCCAGGCAATGCAGCCTGAATAGCCTTCGGAGTGAAACCGGCCATCGCAAGAAATGCCTGTCCGCTGGCGGCGTCAGTTGTGGTGAACTGCGTTTCAGCGCCCAGCTTTTTGGCCTGATCGCGGAGTGCGGAAAAGTCTGCTGAGCTTTTATCTATACGGGTTAGCGCCTGAACACGGGACATTTCACGATCAAACCCAACGGCGGGGGATAAAAAGCGTCCCGCTACGTAACCGGCAGCAGTGGCCCCGGCAACGGCCATCGTGCCCCCGCCGCGAAGCTTGCCAGCCGTTTGCTGCATCTGGTCATAGCGCGCACGTGCCTGCGTGACCGCAGCAAGCTGTCGCCGCTCCCGCTCAAGCGTCCGGTTGTACTGTTCAGTGCGACGAATGGCACTCTGAATGGTGCGGTCACTGCCGATCAGCGAAACGCCGTGGCTGCGCAGCGCCTGTGAGGCGGCGCGAAGCTTGACCATTTCCTGCGTGCGTGCAGAATTCAGGCGCTCCAGCTTTGCGGCCAGCGCTGCCATATGGGCTTTCTGCTTATCTGTAAGCTGTGTACCTTCCCGCTGCGCCTGATTCAGGCCTTCAAGCGTCCGGCTGGCGTCGTCGATTTTGCGGGAGGTCTTTTGTACGCTGTCGCGCAGACGGTTGAACGTGCGGGACTGACTGTCCAGATCTTTAATACTTGACTGCGTTTTTTTGAGGGATTCAGACAAACCGCCCGCACTCTGGCGGGCGGCATTGACCGGGCGGGTAAGTTTATCGATCGCGCTGAACGCGACGCGGATATTAAGGCTTTTCACTGTCACTGGCTCCACTTCGGACAGCCGCCCGCTCACGCCAGGCTATGACTTCGCCCAGTTCCATCGTGAAGACTTCAGAGGGCGGCCAGTTGAAAACAACCGCGATATCTGCAACCAGATCGTCGATCAGGTCGAACCGCAGGAGTGTTACTGATTCTCCGTCTCCGCCTCGCTCGACGCTCCAGACCCCGCAGGTGTCAAAAAAGGGACGAGCGCTTCAGACAGGCTGACAAAATCGCGGGTATCCATTTCGTTGATTTCGGTTTGTTTGAGGCGTGGTGACGTGACACGGGTCAGCAGTATCGCCACCGAATCCACATCCATATTCATCACGTTGACAAGCTTCAGACCGCGCAGGGAACCAGCCTGTTTGATCTCATCCGTGATCGTTACCTGAGTGATTTTCTCATCGCCGCGGACAACAGGTTTTGCCAGCGTAATGGCGTTATCGTTTTTCTTGCTCATTCTTGAATACTCCGGGCGGCACGGATGTACCGCCACTTATCAGGTTAATCAGTTACCCATTCCAAGCGCAGACGTGATGCGGTCAGGGTAGAGGTTTTTGCCATCTTTCTTGTAGATGAAGTTCAGCAGATCAAACTCAAACAGCGGCTTGTCGTCGATGGTGAGCCTGTAATAGGTGTTCTTCATCGTGTAGCTGACGGAGGTATCTTCTCCCTGCTTGCTTTCACCGCCATCCATTTCGGTGATACGTCCGCGCAGTTCGACCTCAACCAGCAGGCTTTCGCCATCGGTGTAATATTCACCGGCGAAGCGGAAGCGGGTTTCGTCGATATCGCCGCAGTAGTTCAGTAGTAGCGACTGAACCAGACCACCAACCACCATCGTGGTGTCCAGCGCACCACTATCCAGACCGAGATCCACCGCAGCGGAGCCAATCATCCCGCCGCCCTGAAAATCTTCAGTTTTACGGGTCAATTTTGGCAGCGTCACGGAAGAGACTTTGCCGATGCAGTTGCTGCCGTTCACAAAGCAGGTGAACAGACGTAGTTTGTGAGGAACCGCCATTTATGCACCTCCCAGGGAAGAAAACGCCGATTCGAAATACTCGTCCGTGAAGGTCTGGTAGAGCGTCAGATCTTCCATAGGCGGAACCGGTGTATATTTATAGCGAATGCGTACCTGACCCTGACGGAGACCGGTTGTCGGGTTATCCAGGATATCAAACCAGCATTCAGCACCAATTAGCCGCCCCTGCGTCACCAGCGAATTGAGTTTGCCGCTGATGCCACTGACCACATCCTTAACGTTGGCGGGGGTTAGCGGTTCGTCCACTGATTCAAATTGCGCCTCAGCGATACTGTCAGCCAGAATTTGTGCCGTTCGGGTATAAACCTCAAAGATATAATCTTTGGTGTCCGTAACGCGGTTACCCCAGAACCGGAAACCATTACGCTTGATGAGCGTCGTGATCTCCTTGTTGTTCAGTTCGTTCGCGTCACTGTCTTCGGCCTGAAGCGACCAGAAAACATCCTGCGAAATACCCAGCACATTCTTGACCGCCACGTTGGAAAGCGATTTATGCCAGCCCTGGTTGTTGTCAATCAGCGCACGAAGGCCGCAGGCATAGGCCGGGGCCGGGAAGATTTCATTTTCTCCGGTCTGCGGGTTGTATGCGATGAAGTCAGGCCAGATAAGCATTAGCTCACGATAGGCGAAGGTTGCGCGGTAGGCGATAGCTTCTGCCATCGTCGTGCAGCCGTAGCAACTGGCATAAACAAACGCGCGCAGGTTCTGTGCAATGACACACAGCGCGGAGGTCACTTCTTCCGTGTCGTAGTCTGGTGCGGCCAGAATGCGCGGACGATAGCCAACCTTCTGTTCAGCCGTCAGAAATGCGTACATGCCGGTATAGCTGCCGTCTTCTGCCGTGCCACCCATGATGAGCTGCGACTGCGTTTTACCGCCTTCTTCTTCGGTAGCTGCTGCCACGCGCACAACGATGACCTTCGGGCTGGTCTGGTCAGCGATGGCTTTAAGCGTTTTGTACAGGGAGCCGGTTTTACCCGCCTTACCCAGTACATTGTTAACCCGCGTCAGTAACACGGGGGTATTCAGGGGAAAGGTTTCCGCGTCGGCATCATCCGCCACGGCAACGACTCCAATGACACTGGATTCAATGTCATTGATGGCCGTTACCAGGTCGGTATTCTCCCGGACGCGTACACCGTGGAAACGTGTCTCTGACATGTTAGCCACCATTACGTTATTGAGTTCGCAGTGATAATCCCTCATGTCTGAACGCCACTCACGCTATTGCGGGTCTGGCCGGACGGCGACAACAAAAACCGATTTAGTCTCTCCCGCGCGCGTGGGATCCTTCGCCGGAATAAGGGGGGAGGCATGGCACTTACAGACCTGAAAAAATCACTTAACGACGCCGTCAGCAGCTATAACGATTCACTTACCGATGCTGTAAAAAGTCCGGGATTCAGCATTACGATGGGCGGCGAGGTGCTGACGCAGCTTGATGATCGGATCATGTCGCTGTCACTGACGGACAACAGGGGTTTCGATGCCGATCAGCTGTCCATTTCCATTGATGACAGTGACGGTATGGTTGCCCTGCCGCCGCGAGGGGCTGAGCTTGCCGTATCCATTGGCTGGCTGGGAGAGCCGCTGATCTACAAAGGGTTGTACACGGTTGATGAGGTTTCCCATGAAGGCCCGGCAGATACGATTGGCATTACTGCCCGCAGTGCTGATTTTCGTGAAGAGTTCAACGTCAAGCGCGAAGTCTCATGGCATGACGTGACTGTCGAGCGAGTCGTGTCGGCCATAGCGCACCGTTACGAACTTAAGGCGCAAATCAGTGAAATGCTCATGGATATTGAGATTGATCACGCCGACCAGACGCAGGAAAGCGATATGTCTTTCCTTACCCGCATGGCGGAAATGCTGGGTGCAATCGCCACCGTCAAAAACGGCAATCTGCTGTTTATCCTGCCGGGCGGCGGTGTAACCTCTGAAGGGAAGGCGCTACCCTCTGCCAGTATTGACCGCACGAGCGGTGACCGTCACCGCTTTCGTATTGCCGATCGGGATGCATATACCGGCGTTCGGGCCTACTGGCTGGATCTCAATTTTGGCAAAAAGAAAAAGGTCAGCGTTAAGCGCCGCAAGCCTGCAAAGCCCAAAAAAGATAAGAGC